ACCTCAATGGGATTCCCGTGGAATACGACGAAGAAGGAATTTCTCCGTCCAGATCCATCAGATGATTTGCCAGAAGGTGTCACGTTTACTGACGAAGTTTGGGAACGGGTGCGACATGTGGAGAAGTGCTACGTTGAAGGACGACGCGCGTATCCAGTGTTTACTGCACATCTCAAAGATGAACCTACCAGCTACGCCAAGATTGAGAAGAAGAAAACTCGCGTCTTTACTGGAGCTCCAATTGATTTCAGTATTGTGGGACGCAAGTATCTTCTTTCATTCGTTCGGTTGTTGCAGAAGAACAAATTAGTGTTTGAAGCAGCACCAGGCACAGTGACACAATCATTTGAGTGGACCATTTTCTTTGATTGGCTTACTTCACACGGTAACGATCAAATTGTGGCAGGTGATTATGGAAAATTTGACAAGCGAATGCTTGCACGATTCATCCTGGCTGCATTTGAAGTTATCATTGATGTCCATCGTGCCGCTGGATTCTCTGAGGAAGAATTGATGCGCATTAGGTGTATTGGTTATGACATAGCCTTCCCTGTGTGCAATTTCTCAGGTGATATTATCGAATTTTTCGGTACTAATCCATCGGGACATCCTTTCACAGTTATTGTCAATTCGCTCGTGAACAGTCTCTATATGAGATATTCGTTCTGCAAGCTAAACCCTGCAGGTGACTGCCGGGATTTCCGTGAGCTAGTTTCATTGCTAACGTACGGAGATGATAATGTGATGGGTGTCTCCAAGCGTGCGCCGTGGTTCAATCATACTGCTATCCAGACAGTCCTTGCGTCTATTGGTGTTGAATACACCATGGCGGACAAGGAAGCTGTTTCTGTTCCGTATATTAGTATCCGGGACGTGTCTTTTCTCAAGCGCAAGTGGCGTTGGGAAGAGGAGTTGCAAGCATATGCAGCTCCGTTGGAGCTGGATTCTATCCAGAAGTCTCTGACAGTCTGGGTGCCTTCGCGCACCATTGACAAATTCAAGCAGATGGTTGATGTAATCACTGCTGCTAACAATGAGTACTTCTTTCACGGACGTGAATTGTTCGAAAAGAGGCGCTCCTTCTTTCAACGGGTTCTTGAGCAAGAACCCTACTCACATTATGTGGGGGACTCGACCCTGCCCGACTGGGACACCCTCGTTGAGAGGTTCAAGCAGGCGTCAAAAGAGTTTAAAAACTTCCAGTCTCGAGATCAGGGCTTGGCGGCCCAAAATCTCTAGATAAAACAGTCAGGCAACACGAAAACAGAAGAAAAAAGTGTTGAGACAGTTACCGGAAATACTGTCCCTGCACATGCGCATAAGAGCGCGTGTGTGCAGAGTAATAAGACTCTTTTTCAGTTGCAGGCTGAGGATGTCACAGAAGAAGTGAATGCCTCTACGCCTGCGTCCGGCTTGGAGATGACGAGCGAAACCGTTACGTTCATCGATAATGCCGAAGGTGAAGTTATTATGGCGGGATCCGAAGTTAACCCTATTGCTAGGGTTGATGGAACAGAGGATCTTCAGTTGGGAAAATTTCTTGGACGACCCACCGCTATTCATAGCTTTACTTGGAATACAGCTGACACCATTGGTGTGAAGGCTACTATTCAACCTTGGCATTTGTTTCTTAACAATACCAACATTCGGAAGAAAATTGACAATTTTGCCTTTTTGCGTGGTAAATTGCACATCAAGGTTATGGTCAATGGAACGCCGTTTCAGTATGGTTTGTTGCGGACGTGTTATAGTCCTTTACTTGGATTGGTTTCTAACAAGATCCGCTTACCACCTAGTGGTAGCGAACCTTTGTTGACACCATATTCCCAGCAACCAGGATTCTTTGTGACTCCCGCTGCGAATGCAGGCGGGCAGATGGAATTACCTTTCTTTTACCACAAAAACTGGTTGGACATCACGTTAGCTACGAATGTTCAAGAATTCGGTACTATTAACTTCGTCATTTTCGCGCCTTTGGGTGTGGCTGTGAGCGGAGGCTCTAGTGCCGTCACGGTGCAGGTTTTTGCCTGGATGTCTGATGTTGAACTTATGGGTTCTACAGCAAGTCTAGCACTGCAGGGTGATGAGTATGAGGAAGGTCCAGTATCGCGACCAGCAAGTGCTGTTGCTAATGTAGCAAGTTACCTTACAAAGGTGCCTATTATCGGCCCTTTCGCTCGGGCGACAGAAATAGGTGCCCGGGCTGTAGGTTCTATTGCAAAAATTTTTGGTTTCACGAATGTTCCAGTAATAGCAAACATACATGGTTTTCAACCTATGAATGCTCCGATGCTTGCATCCGGTCATATTGGCACTGCAGTGCAAAAATTTTCGCTAGATCCAAAACAGGAGCTCTCTTTAGATCCTACGCTACACGGTCTTCATCCGGGGGACGAATTGTCCATCCCATATATTAAGAAAAAGGAGTCGTATGTAGGTTCGGGAACTTGGGCTACTACTGATGCAGTAAATACCTTGATTTGGTGCTGTCGAGTGACTCCAGCGCTGTTCCAAGCAGCCAATATTGTGAATTCTGTTCCGACAACTGTAGGTCAGCGGGTGTATCATACACCTGTATCCTACATGTCTCAGATGTTTTACAATTGGCGTGGTTCACTGATTATCCGCATTAAGATTGTGGCAACAAAATTCCACAAAGGTCGTTTGAAAATTTCATACGATCCGCGCGCCGATATCACATCAGTTAATCCTGATGTGAATGTTGTTTACACGAAGATTGTGGATATTGGAGAGGAAGATGATATTGAAATTGAAATACCATATCATCAGGACACACCTTGGCTTCTAGTTGATAAGACGCTTACCACGAATTGGAACACAACGGGTTCACTCCCTAACCGGATTGGGACGGACAACGGAGTGATTACGATTCGCGTGCTCACAACACTCACTGCTCCTGCTGCCGGTGCTATTAAGGTACTGGGTTTTACGCAGGGAGGTGATGATTTTGAGTACGCTAATCCGTCAGATCACGTTGGTCCAGAAACAAACAATCGTGTACCTTCATTTTTTGCTTTGCAAGCTGAAGATATCACGAGTGTTGTGCCCACGCGTCATGTGTTGGGTGAGAAGGCGGTACCACATCCCGATAGATACTCACAGAACTTTGGTGAGGCAATCAATTCTTTGAGGTGTCTCGTCCATCGTTATACTACGATGGATTCTGTTTGGATCAATCCTATGACTGCAGATAGTGCAACCGTAGTGGGCAAGATTTTGAGGATTATGCCCTATACGCCGGGTTTTGACCCTGCATGGACACCTCTCACTCAAGCTAACAAAGTTGTGGCTGCTTCAGGTGCAGCTCCTTATGCGTTCAATACCATGTCACATCTCGCATATGTTGCGGGTATGTATATGGGATATCGCGGTGGAGCTAACTTTGTGGTTACACCTAGTTATGATACTTATGGTGCTGTGATTTCCGATATGCGAGTCACTCGATGGACCCAAGCCGCTAGTGGACCTGATTATCGGCTTTATAGAAATTGGGGTACGGTTACAGCCTCTAGTACTTTGTCACGACGCACGTTCTTCATGAATCGTGACAATTACCTGCAGGATGGTTTAGCTGGTCTTGCTATTACCAATACTGCAACCAATGGTTCCATTTCCTTTCAGCTGCCTGATTTCAAGTTAGCAAATTTTTCACTTGTCGATCCCGACAACTACGTCTTAGGAAGTAGTGAAGACGGAACAGATCGTCAAGCGGCCTTTGTTGAGTTGAATATCAAGTCTCCAGCCGGCACTGATACAAGCTACGTGACGCTACAGACGCAAATGTCTGCAGCGCCAGATTGGACTTGTCTTTTCTGGTTATGTTGTCCTACTTTGGATTACTTGACCGGAAATCCTACGCCTATTTAGGCGTACCCCGTAAAGTCGGGGAGGGCGTTTAAGTTCACCAAATTCCTGGTGGCGCCTGAACAATAAAGGTTCAGCTTTGCATATTTTTCATTTGATTGTATTTTCAGCTGATAAGAGGATCTCATTTTAAAGAGAACGGTGCAGTCGTTCCGCTCCCTCCTCGGGGAGACCACTCCACGAAATCGTGGTTTGCAGTTCATCAAGAGTTTTGTACTCGTGGCTTCAAACCACGGGGAAATTTTGCTCGGATGAAATTGCAGACTTTATACGGTTTGGTGTGATGAAATTGCACATAAAAAAAAAAAAAAAAAAAAAAAAATATATGACTAGTACCTTGTTGTACTCTGCGTTGATACCACTGC